GCAGATTTTTTAATTCTGCTTCATTTTGCTCAAGTAGTTTTTTGCGATGTGTGACGACTAATACGCGTACATCATGGGTGATTGAGTCATGGCATATTTTGCCAATAATTAGGCTTTTACCTGCTCCGCATGGTGCTTCAATGATGCAGCTTGTACCGTTCTGCCAGTACGCATAGGCTGATTCAACCGCATCTTGTTGGTAATCTCTCAATGTAATCATGTCGGTTTCTCGGTTGCGTGAGACATCGCTCACGCTTTAGGTATGGTTTATTTTTGGCTTGGCAAATGATTTGCAAACTCTGACCACAATAGCGGCATAGTAGGCGGCATATCGTAGCGGTTCTTTGCGGTGTAGGCAGGATTAGCACTTAGGTTAAGGATTCGCTCGCCTGTGCTTATTGCACGGTTTCTATCGTCATTAAAGCCTTTGCCTTCGGTGACTTTGATAATCTTTTTCAGGCTTGCATAGCCAATAACATCAGCAAACTCACGACACAAAGCAGCCGCTTTTTTGTGTAGTTTAATGTCGTGGGTGTCGAAGGTTAGATATTCAGGGTCTTCTATTTTGTTGACTTGGCTATGTGCTGTCATAATAATCAACATTCCTTTATCTCGACACTTGTTCAGTTCGTCAAAAAAATAAGACCAAAAAACTAAAGCCTCGTTGTAGCCGCGTCCGTAACCGATTTTTTCAATACTTGGCACTTTGTTGTCAATGCAAACCTGCTTCCAGATCAGCGATTCAAGCCAGTCTAAGCTATCAATAATGACAGTTTTAAAATCGTGGTTTTCGTTGGCTAGGCTGTCGAGTGCCTTCATCACATCAATATATGATTCAGCAAGAGGGAAACAAGGAACGTCTATTTCGCCTAACCCGTCCTCTGTTTGTATCACGATTGGGTTTGGTGCTGACGTGGCAAATGTGGTTTTACCTAATCCTGACTCACCATAAATAATAACGCGCTCGGTTTTGGCTTTGTTGCGTGTTATTTTTGATAAAAAACTCATAGCCTTGTACTCCATAAATTAAAAAAGCCGCCACAAGGACGGCTAGAATGTTCTTATTTTTGCCAAGGTTTCTTGGCTGGAGCGGACGGCGTGACAGGTGTTTGTGTTTTTTGTGGCGGCGTAAACGTAGTATCGTTGCCTTCAACCGATTTATAACCACCAATATCGTTTGATGCTTCGTACTCACCACTCGCAGGTCGAACTTTGACTTTAATCATTAAAGGAATGTCGTGTAATTGTTCGCTGCCTTGTGGAGACATTACGCCAACGGCGCGGCAAATTGCGGCCAAGTCTTTACGCGCAATATCGACAGTCTTGTCGTTAGCGTTTTTAAGATTCAAACGCGCAAATACAAGGCGGTTTTCATATTGACCGTCAATAATTTGCAAAGTCAAAGAAAGATACTCGCCGTAACCGTCACGCGTGGCTTTCATTTCGCTGTTGCTAATAATGGCTTGATACCAACCTGCTGGGATTGGGTCAAAGCTACTTGATGGTTCTACTTCTTCAGCGTTGAAGTTATAGGCTGATAAATTACTCATAATATACTCACTGTTTCGTTGGTTTAAGATTCACTGTTTCGTTGGTTTCTAACGTCTCAGTGGTTGCCATGTTAATTATAATTTGTTATTGTGTCAACACTGACAACCAAAAAAGGCGTAAATAAATGTTATCGTTACCAGAGATTAAAAATCTACTAACAGACCGACAACTAAATGTTGTTGCTGAACGTGTCGGTATCCATTCCAATACAATTTATCGTTTGATGAAAGTGGAGAAGGCCGACTATGACACCATCAAAAAACTCTCCGACTATTTAGAAGGACAATTAGAAAATGCAAAACAATAAGCAAGCGGCTCAAGAATATGTTAATCACGGTTTCAAGTTGTGCGCGGTACGCGGCAAAGAACCGTTTCAGAAGGGCTGGGAAAAAAAGCCGATTACTGACCTTAATTTGTTTGACCATAACGGCATCGGCTTAATTCATGATCTTAGCGGGACTTGTACGCTAGACATTGACAATATAGAGAACTCTCAGATTGCACTCGCGGCGATTGGCGTGGACTTGTCGCAGTTGATGCGTGATGGTGTGCGGATTGAATCGGGGCGCATAAATCGCTCAAAATTGATTTATCGCGCACCTGTCGGCGTAGAACTAAAACGCCATGCTTTGAACTGGCCTAATGAGTTAAACCCTAAAGAAAGCGATGTTGTGTTTGAATTGCGCGGTGGTTTGACTCAAGATGTGTTACCACCTTCTATCCATCCTGACACTAACCGCCCTTACGTTTGGGTCGGCGATTGGCAACAATTACCAGAGTTACCGACTGAACTGCTAAATATCTGGACTCAATGGGATATTGCCAAAGATGTGCTAAAAAGTGCGTGTCCGTGGCACGTTGAAAAAGAGGATTACAAGGCACAAGCCGCACCCATGCGCGTGTTTAGTGGTGGCGGTGACGATGTAATAGGCGCGTTTAATCAGCGCATGAATTTGATAAACCTACTCACGAATTATGGTTATAAGCGGATCACGAAAACGCGGTTATTAAGTCCACATTCTAAAAGCAAACTGGCAGGCTGTATCTTGTTAAGCGGTGAAGGTGTGGACAAGGTTTATATTCATCACGCAAGCGACCCGTTGGGCGATGGCTATGCTCACAGCGCGTTTGGCGTGTTTCTGTATTATCAGCACAACAACGACCTTAAAAACGCGGTTAAAGAGGCTGCTTTGCTTTTAGATATGGATTATAAAAAACCTGATGATAGCGAGTTAATTAACGAGGGCGCGGCTATTGCTAACGCATTTTTAAGTAGTAATGTCGTCGAGTTAAAGCCTGTTATTGTTGACAGTGTAAAGATTGATTGTAGTTTGCCTGTAAAATGCTTAAACGAAGTGGCGCAATGGATTAAAGGGCAAATCGGGACAGCTCCCAAGTATTCTATCGTACAAGCCACGTTAGCATTTGCGTGTGCTATGTCTAGCCGTTGCGTGCGTCTCAAAGACGGCACAAGCTCAAGCGCGTTTTTGGCTATTGTTGCTGACTCGGCAGGGCAGTTACAACCGCTTAAAGGTATTTTGAATAGTGCGATTGATGCGTGTGGCGATAGAAACATTATACGCGGTACTAAAATCAGTGGTTCTAGTTGTCTGCATAAACAGCTGTTAACTATGCCGCGTATGTTTTGGGCAACCGATGATTACGCGAATATGATTAGTTTCGGCAAAAAACAGCAATCGGGCGCAATACAAGGGGCATTAAGTGCAATAAATGAAGTGTATCTCAATAACACACTCTATTTAGATAAAGACAGCGTAGGGGCGAATTTTGGAAAAAAAGACGGCGAAGGCGATAAGCATATTTCAGAGTACAACATCTACCGCCCGTCTTTAACCATGCTTTCGTTAATGAGTAGCAAACATATCGACTTTGTGGCGCATCGCGACCAATATAGCTTAGGGGCTTTACAGCGTTTAATGATTGCTCAAGGTGGAGACTCGGTATCATGTGAGCGTGATTTTGACGCGCCATTCCCTGCATCTATTAAGTTTATCGTCAACGATATTAAAAAAACAGGTTCGGATTTTTTTGATATTGCGTCGATGAATCCAGTACAAAAGATTGCTGTTTTTGAATCTGACAACGTGGCAAGCCTGTTTTCACACTCATTGACCCGCATTAAAGCCACCTGTAGCAGTGATGAGCGTAAGGATTTAATAGGTATTGCTCTAGGTTGGTGTGGCACGTTTAAGCGGCTTTGTGTGGCTTTGAGTGCGTTTAATAACCCATCACAACCGCTCATTGATGAGGCTATTGTGCAATGGACGGCTAATTGGATTGTCTTTCATTTTGAGAAATTGCTTGAGCGTTTAGAGATTAACGGGATTGATGAGGATGTGGGGATTAACGAGGAAATACTTGGGATTATTCATAGCACAGGGACAAACGGGGCAACGAGTCGAGATATTGTTCGTCGGCATCGTGGGTTTAAGCGATTGGATGCGATACAAAAAATGGAGCTATTAGAAAAACTTTTAGCAAACGCTCAAATTGTTGAGCAAAAAGAAGGAAAAGCCGTAAGATATTTTATGCCTGTTTTTTTTAAAAAGGATTGCAAGGCAACATCTAAATAAAGTAATGTTGAGTGATTGAACGGACTCAATCACTCGCTTTTTAACCGTGTCGCCGTTGCTTATAGATTGGCGACAGGGTGTCGACAGCACTCACGCTTACAGCCGCAAGGCTTACAAGAGAAACGTCGACATGTCGACATGTCGACACACAAAAAACAATTTAAGAATAAATTGTCGTCTTTTAACAAAAAATCCTGTAAAACATAAGATAATGCTCTCTCTCTATAATAGTAATATATATTATATATAGTGTCGACGTCGACGGTGTCGACGATTCTCTACAGGCCTTGCGGCTCTAAGGCTTGAATGTGTCGACACTGATGTCGACACCAAAAAAGCGTCGACGTTTCTATAAAAACTATTAAAACTTGTTTTTTTATAGCTAAAAGTTATTAGAAAAAACACGCTAAAAACGCGATAATTACAAAGCGGCTAGGGTAGCTCCCGAAGCGCGAGAGTCATTCACTCGCTGCCGCTTACATCTTGAATGATTGCCACTAATGAAGGCTCGACAACATGAAACTCACCAACAAGCAGCAAATTGCTTTTAATACTATTTGCGATTGCATAGCCAACAAACAACCCGTGTTATTAACAGGTTTTGCAGGTACGGGAAAAAGCACCACAATCGCAACAGTTATAAAATCGCTGTCTCACAAGCTAATCACCATAGCTACGCCAACACACAAAGCGGCTGCGGTGCTTAGTGCAATGCTAGAGACAAACGGTATTATCTCGCCTAACGTCAAAGTGACTACGATTCACAAAGCACTTGGCAAACGCCCACAGCGTCAAGGTGGCGGTAACACAACATTTAGCAGACCAACAAAAGAGATTTATGGGATATTGATTATTGATGAATGCTCAATGATTGATGCTGAGTTATTCGACGATATTAACCAAGCCGCGCCCACGGCAAGCATTGTGTACGTTGGCGACCCTGCACAGTTGCCACCCACAAGCGGCAACGGCTTACTAAGTCCTGTATTTTCTGCAATAGAGCAACGCGCGCATTTAAGCGATATTATTAGACAAGGTGAAGATAACC